CAACACCCTGCTTCGCCTCGATCAATGGGTCGGGAAGCTGCTCCTCGTCTCCCCGGTAGACGCGGAACTCGTAGTTGCTGAGGTCGAGCTCGCGCCCGTCCGCCCAGATGCGGCGCACCCCCGCAATCTCCCCTTCGCACAGCGCCAGCGCGACATTGGCGAAATAGGAATACGTGGTCTGCTTGGGCCCCATCTTGCCGGCCCGCGTCGTCGTCGAGCGTTCCTCGAAGCGCGTCGCCCAGATCAGCGCGCCACCCACGCGCATGGTACCATAGACCCTGGGCAGCGGACTGCCCTCTTCGGCCGTCATCGGACGGCCCTGCCCGAGCCGCGGTCCTTCGTAGTGTTGGCCGCGCGTAAGGATCGCCCGGTCGACCATGTAGCCCGCAAAAGCTCCGACGGCCGCGCCGATCGCCGCCCCCACGGCACCGAACATGCTGCCTAGCCTCGCGCCCGCGCTCTGCAAGACGATCGTTGCCATGGCTCAAGCCCCCACTCTCTCTGGAAAAGCGAAGACACCTGCGATCCTCCGCCGCCATTGCGGCACCAGGCGGGAGACAGTCACGGCCGTCCCCTCGTAGGCGTGAACGAAGCGTTCGCCATCGATGCAGATGCCGGCATGCTTGGCCGGCACGTCCGGCCGCCAGCGGAACACGATGAGCCGTCCTGTATCGGTCTTCCCGTCTGGACAGGTGACGAAGTGCCTGCGTACAGCTTCCAGCAGCAGCTCCTCGCCACCCGCCTCGGCCCAGTCCCGGCTGTAATGGACCGGAGGTTCCGGCTCCCTGCCGTAGAGCGCACGCCAAACGCCCCTGACCAGTCCGAGGCAGTCGCAGCCCACGCCCTTGCAGCTGCCCTGATGGCGGTACGGTGTTCCCACCCATTCCAGAGCCGCAGCCGCCACGGTCCGTCCCCACATTGCTGTTTGGTCGCTCATGGAACGATCGGCCCCCCGTCAAACACTTGATCCTCGGTGACGTAGCTGTATGCGGCGTCATTGCCCGGCAGGTGGGGGAAACCGCGGAAATTGATGGCGTTGCCAAATATTGCCCTGCACGTTGCAAAGGACTTGTCGCAGCCGGCCGTCACCGTGAAGACATCACCCTTCAGCGCTGCAATAGGCTCCACCCCCCGGAGATCCAGCCGGTCCAGTCCGCCCTCCTTGCGGTGCGCGACAATTTGCTCACTGCGCCCTGCCAGGCTTCCGCTCCCCCACGTCAGAATGCCATGGCTGAACCAGCCGCCCTCGAAACCTTCCAGCCCCGAAACCAGCACCGCAAACGCCCTGACTTCCTCTACGATCCCCTCGCTCTTGAAACCCGGCGCATGGAGGTCAACGCCGCATCGTGCGTCTCCCAGCTCGGCGTCGCAGGTGCGTCTCAGCGTCCGCCCGTTCGTTCGGTCGAGCATCCGTTCAAGGCTTTCGAGTTCGGCCACGAAATGCCCGTCGCGTCGGGAGATCTGCCCGATGACCCATCGCCCGATCCGCGCGAACTGGCTGGGAGCCATCCAGTTGACGAGCAGCGTCTCCACCACCGCCCCGTCATAAACACCCGCGATGATGTCCTCCTCGCTGATGTCCGCCGAGGAGAGCACCCCCTGCACGTCGGTCGCGTCGGCGGCCATCCCCAGCGAACGCCGCGCTTCAGACGCGGCAAGCCCGCTCTCCGGCCGGAACACCGTGCCGTCGCAGTCCAGCGCGCCGTCATGGTCTGTGAATCCCATGGTGTGCCCGTCGCGCCGCACGATACGCTAGCATTGGCAGACGGTGGTCACCTCCCCTTCCAGATGGGACGCAAGATCGTCCGGCAGCACGGTCATGACAGCACCTCGATCAGCGGGATGGAGGGAATGTGCCCGGCCTGAAAGGACGTGATGCCCGCCGAAATCTGCTCCGTGTCGAAGCGCACCGGCACGTCGAACTCGAATCCGGCGGTGATGACCGATCCTTCCGGCGGCGGCTCCTCAAACACCACTTCGCCGCCGGGGCCGACCGAAAAATCCTCCTCTCGAATCTTTTCCACCCGGTTCACGGCCACCCGAACAGTCTCCGCCACCGGATATCGAATGATCCTGGAATAGGCGTCCGGCCCGCTCCCATAGATCTTCACAATCTGGAACCGTTTCGTCTCGCCGTCGCCAATGCCGAGCGTCTGATCGAGCGCCGATACGGTCTCGTTGGGCGCGCATGACTTCATGTCGAACGGGTCTCGGAATCGGAAGGCATGCAGGGAACCCCGCCTCGCCTCGAAGAACTCCATCACCAGGTAAAGGTCTTCAACCGAACGGAGCCCCGTCCCCGCATCATACCGCCTGCGCGAATGCGCGGTTCTGGCGTTCCGCTTCTCCACTCCGGATGTGAGCTGAACGATTTCATTACGCCGTACCGGCCCGCCGGTCGCGCCGAACGCGATCCGCGCCGGAAAGCGCACATCATGAAAACTGTCCATTCTGGCCCCCGCCAGTTTTCAGGTGACTTTCTGCTTGCCGGGCAGCGAGCCCGCCCAAAGAAGGGATGCGCTTCGGGAGATGCGGCCCCGGCTCCCTCCCATACCTTCAAGAGAGACCGGTCAGAGCCCTCGCGCCCCGCGCGAGACGGCCCGCGCCAGCATCGTGGTGATCTGTGCCTCGGACTTGCGGAAGGAAGCCGCGTCCTGCGCCGTCACGTTGAACACCACCTGCACAGCTCCCCCGCGCCCGCCCGCAGCCGCGACCCCAAGCCGCCCGTCCGCCGTTCTCTGCAGCGGCAGGATAGCTTCCGGCCCCGCTTCACCCATCAGGCCGATGTTTCTCCCAGCCGGGAAATAGGTAGGGCTCGATACCACACCGCCGGCTGCGAACGGCACCACGCCCCCCTCCGCGAACGGCATGATCCCGCGAAACACACTGCCGAAAACGTTGCCCATCAGGCTCTTCAGCGGATTGAGCCCCTGCTCCAGCCCCATGCCCGCCAGGCTGAGCCCGATCCGACGCAACACGTCCTCGAGCGACTTTCCGTTCACCACGGCGCCTTTGAGCGCCCCTCCAAGCTGCTCCCCGAACGTCTGCGACAAGGCCGTCAGGTTGTTGAGCGCGCGCTCGAAGGGCGCGGTATCCGCAACGATTGGCACCCGTACCTCTTCAGCCATCCTGTCTACCCCCTCCTTTGCTGCCCGGCACACCTGCGTCGGGGAACAGCCGCATCAGCTCTTCCAGTTCTCTGCGCTGCAGCGCCTGCCCTTCGCCCGGCTCGAAGACCGAGAGCGCAGCGGCGAGCTCCCGCGGGCTCATTGCCCAGAAATCCTTTGGCGAAAGCCGCAACCACGCGAACGCGATCCCCATCGCCTGCTGCCAGGGAAACGGCTCGCGCTGCGCCGTTGCGGCTTTCAAGGGTTTGCCTCGCTCTTTCGCCCTTCCTGCTCCCCGAATGTCACGGAAAGCAGTTCAGCGACGATGCGCGCGAAACCCACCGCCCCATTCTCGCATCGCATGGCAAGCACCTCGGCGTCGGGGATATCGTTGCCGCCACCGCGCAACCCCGCGCCGATCACCGCCGCCATGTCCCTTGCCGACAGCCTGCCGTTCGAGAACCACTCCACCAGCGCATTGATGTCCTGCGTCTCGAACGCGGCCTCCAGCTCCGCCAGCGCCCCCAGCGTAAGACACAGGCGATACTCCCGCCCATCGAGCCTCGCGCTGATCTCGCCCCGCCTGCGATTGACGATCATGCGGCCTCCGTGAAGGTGAGTTTGCCCGCGGATTCGAGCGCGATCTCGAACACCACCTCGCCGTCGTGATTGCCCGAATATTCTAGTGCCGTGATCTGGAACGGCCCTGTGACAAACCCGAACGAGGGTATCGCCAGCTGCCACTGGGCAATTGTTCCATTGAAGAACCGCTCGCGGATTGCCGCATCCGACGCCGCGTCCTTGAAGATGCCCGAACCGCTTATGGAAGCCCTTGCACCCCGCTTCCCGCCAGCAGCTCCCGCCAGCGTCCTTCGGATTCCGCATCTGTGATATCGACGGTCTCGCTAGGCGCCCCTGAACTCGTACCAGTAGGCGACGAGAATGCCGATCGCCCGCTTCAGGCCCTCGGGCACCTCCACGCCGCTGTCGCCGTAACCGGCCTCGAATTCGACCTCTATGCCGTTCAGCGCCTTCCCCGGTGCCGCCATATCCTTGAGCTGAAGTCGGGCAGGATTGGAAATGTTGTCCAGGAGATAGGATCCGGCCGGCAGGATCGTCTCGTCCCCGTTCTCGTCGAACACGGCGACGGATGACACACCGATGACCGGATTGGGTTGGAGGGAAATGCAGCCGTCGCGCGGCCACTCGCCCAGCACCAGCCGCCACGACTGGCGGATGAGCGCAAGCGATGTGCTACGTTCCACTTCTTCGCGCGCAGCCTTGATGAGACCGGAAATCAGCTCGTCCTCACTCGAATGCGTCACGCGCAGATGGGCCTTCATTCCGGCAAGTGTGACGGGTTCGGCGGCCGGTTCGACCGTCCGTATCAATGTCATGGAAACGCCCCCTTTCGAGAATCCTCCCGTGCCTGCCTGTTGACCGGCGCGCATTGAAAAGGAGGCGGTCCCGGCGGGAGGACAACCGGGACCGCTGCCCCGCCGCGGCATGCACAACCTGGTGCCGCAGCGAACCGGCGTCGATGGTGCCGCAGGTCCGGACCGAAGGCAGTCGCCGTCCGTCCGGAACCGTGCAAGACGAGATGCTGATTTGCTCAGCGTTTTCCGTTTGGAAATCGGAACGCCCCTAGTTCGCAGCGACCTTCAGCAGCTTGATCGCCTCGAAATCCTGGATGCCGCCACCCACACGCTTGGTCGTGTAGAACAGCACGTACGGCTTGGCGGAATACGGGTCGCGCAGGATCCGCACCCCAGCCCTGTCGACCACCAGATAGCCGCGGCGGAAATCGCCGAACGCGATCGGATAATTGCCGGCGCCGATGTCGGGCATGTCCTCCGCCTCCACGACGGGGAAGCCCATCAGCATCGCCCGGCTTCCGGCTGCCGCCGGCGGCTGCCAGATGTACTGGCCGTTATCGTCCTTGAGCTTGCGCAGCGCCGCCCGCGTCTTGCGGTTCATCACCCAGGTCGCGTTCTGGCGGTAGCCCGCCTTGAGCGCATAGACGAGGTCTATCAGCGTGTCCGTCGGGCTAGAGGAGGCAAGATCCGAAGCATTGCCCGTCGCGATGTAGCCCAGGTTTCCCCAGCTCCAGCTGGCATCCGCCACCGTCGTGTAGGAGAGAAACCCCTTCGGCTTGTTCGACCCGTCGCCCTCGACGAACGCCTTGCCCTCCTGTTCCGCGAACACCGTCTCGATCTCGCCCGCGATCCAGGCGTCGAGGTCAACCATGCTGTCCTCTAGCAACGCCGCAGTCGCCGCCGGCATCGCGTACAGCTCCGCGGTCGCGAAAGACAACTCCGCCAGCGTGTTCGTTGTGGTCTGGGTGCGGCTTGCCGTTTCCGCCACCCAGCCGGTGCCGATGCCGGTCGTCGCGAACGGCTTCTTCAGCACTGCCGAGGAAATCTTCCGCACCGAAGCGATGGAGCGTATCGGCGAGATTTGCGCGAGCCGTCGGCCGATCTCGTTTTCCGTCTCGTCCGGCACGAGATAGCCGCCATCGGCCGGCGTGCCATAGGACATGGCCTTCTCTTCCAGGCTCCGCA